CGCTGTTCCTGTTCGCGGGCTTCCTGCTCGGCCTTGGCTTTTGCTTCTTCCTCAGCCTTTTTCTTGGCTTCCTCTTCGGCAGCACGCTTGGCGGCTTCCTCTTCCTCAGCCTTCTTCTTGGCTTCGTCGTCGTCGCCACATTCACGCTTCATCTGCGCCTCGATAGCCTTGTCAATAGCCTCTGACTGCTCGCGGGTAGCCACGTCGGTCTGCTCGTAGGCAGGGTGGGTGACGTTGGCCACGTCGTAGAGTTCCACGATGCGCTTCACATGGCGAATCCATACTTCTTTTCCGTCAACGGTCTCGTTGGTGCGCTCATATGATACGCCGTTCTCGGTATCCTCCCAGTCGTCGCGGAAGGCGAACGACATGCCGAACACGTTGCCCAGACGAATCTGCTCCAGGGTGTCGTTGGCGGTGGTGGTGTTGGGGTAGTCACAACTTATTTCCACGTTGCGCTCGTTGGGCATGATTTGCAGTGTGCCCTTGCCCTTGTAGCAGCGTCCAATCATGTCTTCAATCCTCGTGGAGTGGTTGTTGTTATAGATCACGTCCGAGCGATTGAATACATCGGGAGAGATACAGCCTGGCTCCAGTACCTCATAGACCACGCGGGTGTCGCTCCACGGTGTAAGGTTGACAGAGCGCACACCGTACACAATAGGGTGTCCCACCACGGTACGGCTGGGCTGCCCGTTGGCATCCTCGCGTACTTGCAGGTTGCACTCCTCAATGGGGATGAATCTTGTCTGTTTCATATCGTTAAAACTTTGATTATCTACTATGCGGCTACTTCTTCGCCGTGGGTTTACTCTTCGCCGTTTTCTTCGGCTTCTCCGACTCGCTGGCGGGAGCGGCTACGGCGAGCCACTGGGTGTAGTCCTTGGTCTTGACCTCACGCACCTGCTTGTCGCCCGACTGGAGCACGTAGCCCTCGTCGGCTGTCAGGGTGTACTGACCGCTGCCGTGATAGACGACCGTCATGTGGTCGAATTTGAATGTCTGTTCTTTCATACGCTATTCGGTTGAATTAGTACCTGGGGTTTACTGCGCGACGCACACGGCGTTCACGCTCTTTTCTCTGCTTTTGGATTTCGCGCTCCAGAGCGTCGATTTCCTCTTTGGTTGGGTTGGGTGTCATAAGCCTTATTTTGGTCGTTAAAAACTTGATTACTAATGAAGGTGGTGGCTTGATTACTAATGAAGGTGGTGGCTTGATTAGTAATGAAGGTTTTAGCCCTCTTCCGAGCCACCGTTTTCGCCGCCCTCCACGGTGTACGTGCCGGGCTTCAATGTCGTGCTTGCGTCGCTCTTGGCGATGAGAGCCTTCAGCGTCATGAGGTTGGCACTTGCCATCGGCTCGTCGCCGTTCTCCACGGCTGGCATGTCGAAGTCGCGGCGTGCCTCGTTGATGGTGCAGAGTCCCGACTGCATCTTCAGCTGTGCCACCTTCGCACGGCTTTCTGGGTCCATCACCATGAGCGGGTCTTCGCAGATGTGGATGCGGCGCGTGCCGTAGTCCTTGAAACCGATGAGCTTGCGGGCAATCTCCTTTTCGTTGCCGTTTTTCTGCGGCAAGATGGTACGGCTATGGAACTCCATTGTGGCGTTCTGATAGTCGTTGTAGTGCGAGTTGGTGTCGAGCATCACCAGCGGGCGAGGCACACCGAAGAATCTTGCCGCGTCATCGTTCGTTCCGCCCAGTTGCTCGAACATCTGCATGTCCTGACTGGTCATGGAGAGATTCTGGAACGACTCAAGGCCGTGCATTGATACGATGTCCTGACCCGTGTAGAACATCTTCTGCATCTCCTGCGCCGTCTTCTGCACCTCGCCAGGGTTCAGTAGTCCAGCGGCCAGTGTACTTGCAACCTGCGCCGGTTGCTTCTCCGAGATGATACCCTTGATGCGCCCACCCTTTGCCGCAGTCTCTAACGACTGCTGCTTGATGGTGCGGTTCAGAGCCAGTGTCTCGTTGGCGTACTGAAGCGTCGGGATGCCCCAGCCATTGGGATAGCGGAAGGTGTTGGGGAAGTGCATCACCTCGGAGGCTGGCACGTTCTCCTTCGTCATGTAGCCTTTGTCGGTCAGATACACGATACTGGCGTAGGTGGCATTGTTGATGTTATACCCGCACTCCTTTACGAGCCACAACTGAGATGGGAACCCGAACTCGTCGCGCTCGATATAGATGAAGGCGTTGCCGTAGAGCAGGCGGTTGATCTCCACCAACCGCCACATGTCGGCAGCGGTCATGATAGGGTTCGGCGCTTCCTGCAACAGATAGTTGATGCGCTTTCCAAGTCCGCGCATATCCTGTACGAAGTTACCACCCTCAAAGTCTTTCTTCTGGTATTGCACCG